TCTGCAAAATCTGGTTTTGCTTTTTCATCCATTGGTAATGCTTTTTCATCATTTGATTCAGCATATAATGAAGAATGATATTGGGATCCTGCTTGGTCAGATTGAAACCCATCTTCAGCCATTATTTTTCTAATTTCTCTACCAGACTGTGCTGCTAAAGAATTTGGGTTTCCTGATGTTACTACACCACCTAATCCTTCTTTAATTAATTTTTTAAATAAACTTTCTTTAATTGGTTTCATCTTTGTATCTCCTTTTTTTAATTTATCACTATATCCGCTACCTCCGTAGGTTTTACCTGAATTTTCTTGTACTTCTGCTTCTGTATATCCTATACCTACACCAAATTGACCATTTTTTACATATGTTAATGGGTCCTTAGCTAAGTTTTTAATTACTTTTTCTTGTGCTTTTTCTAATGATAAAGATGGGTCTTCTTTAAGTTCAAAATAAACACCATTCATCATTTCTTGAGCATTAACATTATTAATATTATCCTCTTTTGTTGAATAGTCGTAATTATGGTCTTGTGTATTTATTACTGTTTTAGACGTTTCTTTAGCATCTGCTTTTATAGCCTCATCTTCCTTTTTTGTATTAACTTTTTCATCTTTGTTAATAATAGGTCTTAATGATTTTGCTTTTTCTTCATTAACAAAGTCTTCATACTTATGTTCCCAAGCTTGTTTATTTGGGTTAAAGTCTTCTGATGTTAGTTGAACTAAAGGTTGTAAAGTAACAATACCTCCTAATTCTTCATTAATTACGCTTCTACTTTTAAGTATTTTTTCAGCATTATCATAAGAAGTAATATTAGATATCATATTAGGGAATTTTATCTTAGCTTCTTTTAAAAATAAATCCTTACGGCCTTTACCTTTTTGGATTAAATTGTATTGTTCTTGTAGTGTTTTCATATTGTTATTTTTCTAATAATGTTTTAATATCCTTAATAAAATCCTTAATTAAATCTGTTCCTGTTACTACGGAATAACTATTAGGGTTTTCCCTATAATATTTTATAGTTTCTATTTTTGCTTGTCTTAATGGTTTTATCAAAGATTGTAATTCATCTTCTATTTCATTAAAGGCATTAACTCTTTCCTCTTGGAATTTTAGTTTAGCCTTGTCTTCATCTTCTCTTATCAATTTATAATTATACATATTAATATAATTTTTTTACTTCAAGTCCTGACCCCTTCTGAACGAAAGTGCCATTGTTTTTAGGAACTAATTTGTATTTAAATTGCTTTACATATGCATTATCATTAACCCCATTTTCTGTTGCTTTTGGACCTGGTCCTAAATCTTCACCAGGTTGTTCTGCTGATTCTAATGCTTTTTGTTTTTTGGGTTTTTTAAATGCATTTTTTGTTAAGTAAGCACCTGCGGCACCTGAGGTAGACATTTCATCTATTTCATCTTCATTTACCCCCCTAGATTTTTTATACTCTTCTGGGTAGTTATTTCTAGTATGGGTTCGTATAATGTTTCTAAGAGATCTAGCTTGTTTATAAATATCTAAAAATACTTTATCATCTTTAACTTTTTGATAAACACCCTTTGCGGTATTAACTAAGGCATCGGATTCATCAAGTAATCTATCTATGTTAGGTATTTGAGAGAGAGACCAAGAAATAGCACCTGTTGTTGGATCAATATCAGTAACGGTAGATTTAGTACCATTATCTACTTTTACATCACCTACCTCAAATTCTTTAAGTTTATATTTGTACCCCATTTGCTGTTTTGATTTCACTTACTAATTCGTAATATTGTAATAAATCAACTAAATTATCATTATCTACCTTATCGGTTTTACTCAATTTTGTTAAAAACTTAGTAACTTCTACAATTTTAATTTTTATTGCTTGGTTTTTTATATTTTCAGTTAATGAATTTAAAGTTTTTTTAAGTTCTACTACTTTAGAATTGTAAAAATTTCTTAAACCTGGGGTAGAATCTACTGAATATATGAATTCTTTAAGTACTTGTTTTTGTTCAATACTTAAACCATCGTATTTTTCATTAAATTTTTCTAGTAATATTCTATAAGTTAAAGTTCTTACATCTTTATCGTAAGTAGCAAATTCTGCTAGTACTGTTTCTTTTTTAGTTTTGTGGATTTCGGTTTTAGTTAAATATTCTAATAATGTAATTTTATTATTAATTAACTGTCCGTTATCTACAATACCTTCAGAGTTAACACCTTCAATCAAGGTATATAAAGCTGCTATTTCTTTATAGTTTTTAATTTGTGATCCAAAAAAAGTATTTAAATCATAATGTTTTTTAATTTCATTAATTAAGTTATACTTTTGTTTTTTTAGAATACTTCTATTAAATGCTTTTGAGCTATTTAAAGTTGTATCTAAATACATTGTAGCCCTAGATTCAGTTAATACTTTAGATTTTGATATTGATTCGTATAATTTATATTCACGGCCTAATTCTGTTTTAACAAAATATTCTTTTAATAAGTCAATGGCAGGAGAGTCCTTACCCGACAAAGTATCAGCGGTGATTTGTCTAACAAGCAATTCAAATAATATACCTGTATTTTTATACTTTGAGTGTTTAATTTTCATCAAAAATATATTTATTTATAAATATTAAGATTTTAGTCGAGATTCATCAAGTAATGAAGAATCCGCTTTATCCTGTTCAAATATTAGTTGTTTTTTGTCTAAGCCTTTAAAGATATCCTTATTTTTTAAGTAAGTAATTTTAGGATCTTCAAATTCAGATAATCTAGCTTTTGGTTTTTCTATATCTTTCATGGTTTTAACTCCTAGAGGATCTTTACCAAAGTTATTATCTTGTTTTCCTCTATTTGTAATTCCATCTTTAGGACGGCCTAAATTTAAATCATCAGCATATCCATCAGGCACGTTAGCTGGATCAGACATTGTTCTACCTTTACCATATAATGAAGCTAAATCATGGGGTGTTCCGTATGATTGACCACTTTCTAAAGGATCATTACCTTCTGCTACAATTTGGTCATTTCTGAATTTACGTTTTGAATCTTCTCGAACCATGTCTCTGTATTCATCATATTGGTCTTCACTAAAGTGATAAACATTGTGGTAAATCCAATCAGATGGTACTAAACCTTGTTCTAACAATGTACCTGCCAATTCAGATTTTGATTTCATTAACTCAATTCTTTCCTGGTCGTAGATGATAGAAGGAGTTGTCATTGATAATTCAAAATTAGTTAAAGTTTCATCTCTATATCCTTGTGTGTATAAGTGAACTAAAGCTATTTTTTGTAATTCTGATAGTAATATTCTTTGTATTCTGTCTATAGTACGAGCAAATCTAATATCTTGTTGTGCCAAAGTAGATTTACCTGCTTCTCCTTCCCCATAACCCATAAATGATTTAGGTACTTTTAAAGCAGCAAATAATTTTTCTCTTAAGTATTCAACATCAGCAATACCATCATATTGTAATCCAGGGGCTGTATCAATCTTGGTTGCACTATCATTACCACGAACAGGAATATAAAAATCTTCTAACATGTTTTGCATGTTATATTTTAAGTTATACTCTCCCGTTTTTTCATCCATCATTGGGGTACGTTTCATGTTATTGATAGTTTTCTGCATAAATGCTTCTACTTCATTAGGTGGAATCGCTCCAACGTTTACATAAAATACTCTTTTTTCAGGAGCACGAGCAATTCTATGAATTAACATCGCGTCTTCCATTAACGTATATTGTTTAAATAATTTTCTTGCTGGTTCGATATAAGCTCTACCGTAAGGTAAATAATTAACATCACCCACCATTCTAAAGTGAGCCATTTCGTAGTTATCGTATATTATACCACTTCTATTGTCTCCTCCTTGATTAGGTACAGTATAACCACCCCCACTATTAGAACCTCCAGCAAATCCCTCAGGATTCCATCTGTATTGTACTTCAGCAGGATTTTCTGGGTTTTGTCCTTCAATTCTTTCAATATGATACGCGGTGTAGGGTATTACGTTATAAACACCAAATTTTTCAGCAATTTCTAATTTTAAGAAAAAATCACCATACTTACACATTTGTCTAACCCACATCCATAAATTAAATTCTACGTTTAATACATCATAGAATAAGTTATATAGGATTTTCTGAATATCCTCATTAGAACTCCTAATTTGAAGTACTTCACCCATGTCATTTTTAAGTGTAGACTCATCTGCTATAATGTCAAGAGAGGATGCTATAATTGCATCTTGGTCCATTACATCATATTCTGAATAGAGTTGTGTTCTTAAGTATTGGTAGTTTAAGTTAAACTGTGCCCCATATAATGAGGTTGGTGCTGAAGAATAGACTCGATTGAATCTGTCAACTAAAGCATTAGTTTCATACTCACCACTAGATTGGATATGCCCCGAATCTATGGTCTTTACTTGGTCACCCCCTACATTTCGTATTACTACGTCTGTTGAGAATAATCTCTTTAATCTTGTAAATACACTGTTATCCGCCATCTAATATATAATTATTGTTTATAAATATGGTTATAGTAACCAACTAATATCCTCTGTTCCACCTTGTTCGTTTTTCATGCTATATGGGTTTTGAACTTGCCCACCAACACCGTAACCACCTTGATATGGTGTTCGATTAACTGTCATATTACTTAATGACTGTTTTGTTAAATCGATTCCTCTTTGTTTAAATTTTAATGCTGTATCTCTAACATACATACCCATCCCAAAAGCCATTACTAAATCATCATTATATCCAGACTGTGCTTCTGCCCTTCCATTTTTCCAAATGAAAACTTTCATTTCTTCAATTAATCTTCTAGAATGAATTGTTACCCCTTTATCAGCAATGTACTCTTGAAACTTACCTATTATCATAGGTCTTGTTTTAGAAGACATTGTAAAACCTGCTAACATTTTCGAATTATCTTGATATCGATCAAAATACGAATTGGCATTGGCTTCTCCACTTCGTTGTGAATAATAAAGGTTAGAATAATTTCTATCTATTGCTACCTGTATTGTTGCCCAACCAATGTTAGCGTTTTCTATTACAAGTAATGCTTCATTATATTCTGTGGCTAATCCAACTAATAAATGACCAAATTCTTTAGTACCTATTTGACCTTTATATTCTGCTACTTGGACATTAGTTTCTACATCCATTACATGGCAAGTAGAAAAATCTTTTCCATCACCACGAGCTACATCTGCTAAGACCATATAAGATCTAGAATAGTCAGCATTTTCCCAAACCCATAAATTTTGATCAGCACCCCTACGCTCTAATGGATCCTTAATAAATGATTTTTCATAATATTCTAAATATTCATTATAAAATACTATATCACCAGATGTACTAAAATCACAATCACATTCTTGTGCTGCTAATCTAGGGTCACCTAATAAATTATCTTGGGCATCTCTCCATGTCTGGTCTCTTTCAGGGTGTACATACCAAGGTAATTTAATAGGTAGAAAATCATTTTCCCCCGACTCAGCTTTAACCCATGTTTGATGGAACCAATTACCTGTACCATAGGGTGTTGATAATACAATAGCACCACCACCCGTTGCTAGTGTTTGTTGAGCAGAAGCCCAGGTTTCCGCAATATTGTCAATAAAGGCTGCCTCATCAATTATTAGTAATGATACCGCTTCTGAACGTGCGGCATCAGCATTAGAGGATTTAGCTTGTATTTTTGATCCATTAGTAAATCTAAGGGATAATTTATTATTTTCAACAGAATCTACCTTAAGCCATGAGGGTAAATTCTCCCACATGAATTGTACTTTAGTTACTAAGTTTCTTGCTGTTGCTTGTGTTGTTGCTAATGCTAACACATTTCGATCTTTGTGAAATGTCATTAACCATAAAGAATAACCAGCAGTTAATGTTGATATACCTAATTGTCTGGATTTTAATATAGCACTATAATCATTTTGTTGAAATAACGTTAATACTTTTTCTTGAAATGGGTATAGGTTGAATTGTATGCGACCACGTTGTGGGTGCTGTATATAACAGTATTTACGCATAAAATGTATGGGGTCTCGGGCACATCTAAGATATTCTTGGCGTATTACTTTTTTTAAGTCTGGCATTGTAATTATTTTAATATAAGAATTATACCCCCAATGGCTACTAAACCAGCACCCCCTAAAATTTTGTTTTTAATCCTTTGTTTTTTAATTTCAAGTCTTAATTTATCATTTAATTGTTTAGTAAATTCTAATTGAGATCCTTTTGTATTTAGTATAGAATTAAAATTATTAATTTGAAAGTTAAGATTATTAATAACGCTATCTTTTAATACTACCTTATTTTCTAAGAATGAGTATTTAGTTGTTATTAAACTTAATTCTTTTTTAAAACTGTCCCCAATTATTAAATCCTTAATTACTAAACGGACTATTTGTTTTTTTAATTGAATCGAGGTACTGTCTATAACGTTCTGTGAAAAACTGTTCAAGCTCATCATCCCTATAAGAATCAACATTATTAACTTTCTCATTTGTTTGTTTTTTTAATATAACTATTTTACTATCTTGCTTACTAATTTCTTGATCTAGTACTGATATTTGTGTGGTTAGTACATCAATCTCAGATGTTAAGTTCTCATTTATATCATGTAAGGAATTTATTTTATCATTTAAGACTTCTATTTTACTATTATACTCAGTAATGTATTCTTCCTCATTTGAGGAGTACATACTAACTAAATAGTAGACACCAAAAAATACTATTACAAAATATAAAAACCTTTCTTTAGATGACATTATACGACGTTTTTCTCTAATTTAGCTACTAAAGATTCTAATTCCTTTTTCTTAGCTGTTTTAGTTTTTAATTGGTCCTTTATTTTTTCTTTTTCAACTCCGTCTGCTTTACTATATTCACGAGCTATTGATTTCATTTCAGTGGTAATATCTTTTAATGCCTTAACAGCAATATCTAGTTTTTTGTGTTTACCCCTTGCTGCTTTAGCTTGTGCTACTGCATCTTTTTCTGTTTTTTCTTCATCTTCATTTTCGTCTAAACTCCCTTTGTATTTTAGTTCATTACCTTTTACAGCTTTGTATGTTTCATCATATGCCTTACCAACATCACCACCATATAGTTGATCTACTATTTTTTTACCTAATTTTTCATACTGGGAATCGGTCAATTTTTGTTCCTTCCCTTGATAAATGTTCCCATGTTTTTCCATGTAAAACATACCTATGTCAGTATAATCGGCCCAATGGTCTTTTTTACCATTTTCTTCTAAACCTAAGTCCTTACTTAATTCAGCTGTTTTTTCAAGTTCTTTATTTAATTCAGCTCTAGCAGCTTTTTTATCTTGAATATCTTTTACTGTTTCTTCGGCTTCAGAAAGTGATGTTAATATTTCCCCTTTTATAAACTCTTTTAATGCAGATCTTTTCATTATATTTAATATTATTATTAGATTTTATTATAAATATGTTAAAGGGTAGTAATATTCAATATTTGTTGGATTCGCTCCTCTGTAGATCCTGATATTTTTTCTATTGTGCCTGCTTTATGCCCGTGTCTTTTAATAAGTGTTGTAATTGTAAAATCAATTAAATCTCTATAATGTTCATCTGTTTCACGTACCCCATTATCCTCGATTTCTAACCCATGAGGAGATATGTAAAATATATAATCATATTCTCTAACAAACTCACTAGCATACTGTTCAAATGATTCTTTATCTTGATAGGGTATGGATTTAGCATTCATTGTAAACGCCATTACATCAAGTATAGTTCTGTCTGTAATTATATTATCATACATTAATTCACCACAACGTTCAGCTAAAAATACTGTTTGTCCTTTTAATGTTGAATCAGTATTCAATGGAATACCTAAGGACATTAAATGTTGACTACGTTCTGTTGCAAATTTATAACCTTTAAATTGCTCTAATTCTTTTAAAGCATTAACTAGTGTAGTTTTTCCTACACTCATTGTTCCACATAACCCTATTTTCATATCTTTTAGTTTCTATGATTAGCACCCTTTGCTGCTGGTTTTTTATACCAAGGCAAACCTGATTGTTGTGATATTGCTTCTTTCCAGTCATCTTTTGACATTGGAATACCATATAAATAATATTCTCCTTTTCTATCAATTCCTTCAGGTATTAAAGCGGGACCTTCCCAATTATGTAACTTACCATCCCAAATATAGGCAATAGTACCATCTACTTTTTTTAATTTTTGGCTTTTAGGCCACTCTGTTGATTGTTTCTTCATGGTGTAAATATATGAAATTTATACGCGTTATCCTAATTTTTTAATATATGTTCTGCAACATAAGTCCCTTGTGCACCACTTACCGTTATACCCCTAGCTGATAAAGCATCTCCAACGAAGTGGACATTACTATATTTGGTGAGAGCTAGATTAGTATAATCGACAAGTGGCTCAGGTGA